GTTGATATAGCTTAGCGTTCTCATTCTTATCCTCACCATCAAAGGTATCGTTGCTAATAAACGTATCCCAATTCTCTAGGATAGCCTTATGTACATCAGGGTTTACAGTAAACCTAGTTGCCTGTAGTTTATCGATTGCCTTTACAAATGGCTTATCGAGATACTTAAAGAACTTATGCTCTTTAGATTTATCCCAAGTCTTTATAACTGACTTCCCATTATTTTGGAATAAGCTCTTTATAGGAGGTATAGGTGTAGCACTTATACAAGTAGTCTTACCAGCTATTACTTCCATTTCACCCCACTTTTCAGTAGCATGTATGGTTACTGGCTTACGACTCTTTATATGCCCTACGGAAATAGTTAGGTATCCACACATAACGAAACCTTCTATTACAAGATCACCTACTCTTACATGATCTCTGAAGTTAACATTACTGCTATCCCAACCTTCTACTATATATTTTCCTATAGCCATTGAGGCTTGAGTTATTGCTGACTCACCTTCAACCTTATTGCGTTTAAAGCAACGTTGAATTACCTTTCTGGCGTAAGATACCATATCTTCTATTAAGAAGTCTAGCATGTCAACACCATCCGTATCAATCATACGCATGAGTTGTAAGTTTCTTCTAGGCTTTACACCTAGGTCGTCTCCCCTTATTTTATTGAGGAGATAGTCCTTGATATCTTCCATGTATTTCTCTCTTTCTATTCTGGAATTATATTATAACATGTTTACTTCTTCTTGGCAAGTATTTTTACCATCTTTTTATTATTTAATATTGTATACCCCACCATATCCTTCTCATATGCTTGTCCGACCACAACATCAGTGATGCCAGACTGTAAGATAAGCTTAGTACACTCCGTGCAAGGTGATAGCGTAGTGTAAAGGGTAGCACCCTCTCCATCCGTGCTAGACTTAGCCAGCTTACATATAGCATTAGCTTCAGCATGTATGACAATAGGTAGTGTACGACCAGTTGTGGTATCCTTACAGTTATTAGGAAAGCCTGAAGGAGTACCATTCCAACCCATCGAAATGATATTACCATCCTTGACAATAACTGCTCCAACCTTAGTATCGGTGTCATGAGACATCTCAGATACTCGGTGAGCAATATCCATATATAGATGGTCATATCTCTCAGTTTTGTTTTTAATTGATACATCTTTAACTACTTCTCTAATCTCATTTGCTTCCATTTTCCTGTGCCTTTCTGAACATCATTAGAGCTTCAGCTATAGAGGGGATCTTTCCTCCTCTCTTAGCCACACCATTTTGTATTTTAATTAGTTCTCTCTTTATTTTCTTCATTCATTTTCACCACTATATAGTTTTTACATTCACTCTCAGACCATTCAACAAGGTATCTAACTACCTTATTAGCTCTCAGTTGTGCTATTATCTGTTCAGCATCTTCATGAGCCTTTATTGCGTGATTCCGTGAGTATCTTACGTTCATTCTCTAGCTCCTCTATCTTATTCATTCGCATCATAGCTTGTGTACGATACATATTACGTTCCTTAGTAAGTTTATCTATTTGCTTACCGAGGAACTCTATTTCTTTTAGTCTACTCATATATTCTTCTATGGCTACACCAGTCATTAGTCTAATACCTCAAAGTCTAAACCATCTGTCCATGAAAGACGAGATGTATTATGATGATACTTAGCAGCACCAGCTGGTCCAGTCTTACCTGTGAACCTAGACTTTAGTACTGTAAAGTTAATCGTATTACGTACATCATCGTTCTCATCAGTCATGTTACGACTAAATCCTATTATATCAAATGATATTTGCTTAATAGAACCTGAACCTTTGATATCGTCTAGGCTAGGTAGCTTACCTTCTTCAAAGTTCTTACTACCAACTAATCCTTTACGTAGATGACTAATAATACCAAGCCATATATTATGCTTCTTAGTTATCTTAAGTAAATCAGACATGACTTTATCTATGGCTTCATTACCAGTATAACCCTCAGCACCTTCAGATACAGCTATAGTTATATGGTCGAGTATAAGATGCTTACACCCCATCAGAGCCATATACTCTATCTTATCTATCAATGATTCATCTCCAACAGAACCTTGATGGTCTAATAGTACTAACCTATCAGTACCAAAGACTTCTTTAGAAGCTTCTTCTTGCTCCTCAAGAGGTATATCATACTCCTGTAAGTTCTGTCTTAACTGCATCTGAATAAACTTCTCAGCAGTATCACCAACAGACTCTTCTAAGGATATCATACCTATTTTATCTTCGGTCTTAGATAGTAGGTCTAGCACTATCTCCTTAATAACAGTAGACTTTCCTGAACCAGTACCACTGGTAAACAAGGTTATCTCACCGAATCTCATACCTTTAGTCTTATCATTAATACCTCTAAGACAGTCAGGATAAGGTATACTTTCTCTTGATTGTCTTTCTAAGTACTGCTCCCATACTGCTTCATGACCCATAACAATACCAGCTGGGCTATAGGGTTGTGCATCCCATATAGCTTCCATGACTCTTATATAACCACCTTGATCGAATAACTCACAAGGATCTTTAGCAGTACTACTGGCTATCTTTACCTTATCTATACCGATTATATTGGCGGCTTCTCTTATAGCCTTATTACCTGCCTCATCATTATCAAAGAATAGTATTACTTCTTCGAACGATCTAATCCAAGTACGATTGAGTAGTAAACTCTTGAGGTTAGTTGACGAAGCCACACTAATAACTGGGTATATCTTCTTATACTTATTGAGTGAGGCTTGTGCGACTGCCATCGCATCGAATTCTCCTTCCGTGATGACAAGTCTTTTGCCACCATTTCCAAAGCTCGTGCTCCCAAAAGGCTGAACATCTTTAAATTCTCCTACAGTTCTAAACTCTTTAGGTAGCTTTCTTATCTTATAGGCTACCAGATTATTATTACTGTCATAGTAAGGGTAGTTATATGACTCGATATTTCTGTCTGCATCATATGTAACTCGTACACCATAGTGTTCTGCTATAGCTTTAGTTATACCTCTTTCTTGACAACCTCTTATATCACCTAGCCCTGTCTCAAACAGTTCTAAGGTAGTCTTACCAATATCTAATGGCATAGTTATTTCCTTTCTATTTCCTACGTCTTGTATATGCACTCCACATACAAAACAGTAACCGTGATTATCATCGTAGAGTGCGAACCCATCTGAGCTACCACAATCTTCACAGTTAGTTTTACCTATCTCTTTACTTTCCGAATAATCTTTTTTCTTTAGCATAACGGTTTTCCTTTCGTTTACGTCTTGCTCTTGTTGAACGAGCTTGTCGTTCTCCTCTCTTATTACCAAACAATTCATCCCAATCCTTTTCAGGTCGTGTATTGTCTGGTCGTGTAATCGTCTGTTGCATTGTATTCATTGTATTCCTCTATAAAAGATTTAGTTAACATCCATTTCTCACTACCAAGTGTCTTATTATAAAAGACTTTCTCTCCATTATCATCTAATAGTGTGAGAACCTTGTGCTCAATTTGTAATTCTATTTCTAAATAATTTAAAGCAGACTTATCTGGTGCTTCGTGTAGCATAACGAATTGATAGTCATCTTTATTCTCAGCTACTCTAGTGGCTATATCTGAACTAGATGAAGCATAAGTCTTCCAATTAGATTGTCTTACTCGCTTACCTTTACTGTAATTCCAGTAAGACTTCTTGCCTATATATCTCTTACCAGTACTTTTCTCAATGATAAGGTATACAAAGCCTTCTGCCTCATAAGGATTATTAGCGAATGTGACTTCCCATTGACCATTAGGTCTTGCATCATCACCAGTAGCCTTATAAGCTTTCTGATCGAAGGCAACACACACTGTACTGTTACTAGGATTAACCCATACAGTCAAGTCACCTTCCCATTCCTTCTTGAGACCTAGCTTAGTCCTAAGATTAGACTTACACCTTATCTCACCATGTTCTTCTGTCTTTATTCCAACCCAACCTTTACTGTCTACCTTAGTAACATCAGTAATGATTACATCTTCATAGCGTTGATGATCAGTTATATTAGACATCATATTTCCTTTCTATATCTTAAAGAAATCTTCTGGAGTTCTTAGTATATGTATACC